GCATTGAGCAACACGTTCGAGCAGTTGGGTTTGAATTACAATTTTGACTCACGAACTACGAAGAAAGAAGACTTGTGGTTTATGTCACATAAAGGCTTAGAGCGTGATGGAATATACATACCAAAATTAGAGCCGGAGCGTATTGTGTCAATTCTGGAGTGGGATAGGTCCATTGAACCAGTCCACAGATTGGAAGCTATCTGTGCATCGATGATAGAAGCGTGGGGTTATACAGAATTGTTACATGAAATACGGAGATTTTATTATTGGGTGTTAAATCAAGCGCCATACACGGAACTGTCTAAAGAAGGAAAAGCGCCTTATCTATCTGAAGTGGCACTGACGGCTCTATATATGGGCAAGGAATCAGAAAGTATTGAAATCGAAAAATATATCCACCAAATTGACAATTGGTGTGATCATGATGACATTGAATCAGTTCAGTTTCAAGCAGACGAAACAATCAATGCTGGTAGAAGAGACGTAGCATCAACTAGCGGTAGCAAATCAGTTGCCACACCAGCTGCTGAATCTTCTCAAAAAGACAAAGATGTTGATGCAGGCACAACAGCTACATTCGAAATTCCAAGACTGAAGGCCATATCGTCAAAGTTGGTGCTACCAAAATTTCGTGGAAAGAAAATAGTAAACTTGGAACATCTATTAAACTACAACCCGGAGCAAGTGGATCTATCAAACACAAGATCCACGCATAAACAGTTTGATGCGTGGTTTGAGGGTGTTAAAGCAGACTATGAACTAGATGATGCTCAAATGGGTGTTGTTTGTAATGGATTAATGGTTTGGTGCATTGAAAATGGGACATCACCGAACATAAATGGAATGTGGGTTATGATGGATGGTGAGTCACAAGTTGAATACCCGATAAGACCAATCATCGAACACGCGAAACCCACTTTGCGCCAGATAATGGCACACTTTTCATCGCTAGCTGAGGCGTACATTGAGAAGAGAAATTATGAAAGACCATACATGCCCAGATATGGTCTACAGCGAAATTTAACCGACATGAGTTTGGCAAGATATGCATTTGACTTTTATGAGATGACTTCAAAAACTTCTAATCGGGCTAGAGAAGCACATATCCAAATGAAGGCAGCTGCATTACGCAATTCAAACAGCAAGTTATTTGGATTGGATGGTAATGTCGGAACACAAGGAGAGGACACGGAGAGACACACTACTGATGATGTTAATAGGAACATGCACACCCTCATGGGAGCGCGCGGTATTTAATTTGTCTCGGTTCGAAAGACCCTACGAACTATAATATATATTAGTTGTACTATGTATTCAATCAACCCGTAATGGTATCCTTCCTTTAGCTTATTCTCATAAGCACCAGTGAGGTGTTACCTTCCAGTGTGTTTATTGAGGATGAGAATCGAGCTTGTTTGTGTGCGGAGTTCACCAGAGAGGTTACCTCGTGTGTGATTTCGGCTAATTTACAAGTGAGAG